TAAATATATTTTTGACTTCAAATTCATTAATCTTATCTCGTTAATATTGTCTCATTAATTTAGTCATGGCACAAACATATTATACTATTTTGAAAACCAATTATGTCGATCCATATTCTGACCAAACATATCATACTGGTTTGAATATTTGTGACGGGGAAATAGACAGTGATAAAATAAATTTTTACAAATCACCTGGTTTCTATTTTACCACCAAAAAATATTTACCGCAACTTTATATTCATGGATGCATATTACGAAGAATTCTATTACCCTTGGATCCAGATTTGCGTGTGGTTAAACATGATTGCACGTGGATAAAAGATTATCGAGCCAACAAAATTGTTCTGGCGGAAGAGTATGACATGTCAGATCCAGAAACATACATGAATTTGGGGCTTCCTATGCTGGATTTTTATACTGCGGCTTTGTATGGCTTCGTTAGGATTTTGCATTGGTGGAAAGCTTCTGGTCTGGCATTTGAATATAGTTCGAGTACCACCAATGCTGCCTGTCGTCGTGGTCATCTTCACGTGTTAAAATGGATGTTGAACAACTTGAAGTTTCAATATACGGAAACATTTGTTGATACAGCTGCTGAATATGGTCATATATCTATTTTGAACTGGTTCCAAAATTGTGGACTAGAGTTTATTTACACGGAAAATGCAATGGATATGGCTTCCAAAAATGGTCATGTTGATGTGCTAAATTGGTTTTATGAATCTGACTATGAACTGAAATATTCCGTTTCGGCTCTGACACTTGCCTCAGCTCATGGCCAAATTGAGGTCTTGAATTGGTGGCTGAATTCTGAATTACCGCTCGAATACAACACCCAGCCAATAGAATTAGCATCCGCTCGTGGACTAACCAATGTACTGGAATGGTGGAAAAATTCTGGATTGGGATTGAAATATGATACTAAAGCTCTGGCCATGGCCTCCAAATATGAATTGATTCACGTATTGGATTGGTGGTTGAACTCCAAGTTAGAATTAAAATATGACACTGAGCCTTTGACATTAGCATCTGCTTATTGTCGGATTAGTGTATTGGATTGGTGGTTCAATTCCAATTTGGAATTGAAGTATGATACCATGCCCATGAAAGTAGCATCTCAATATTGCCACATTGATGTGCTAAGTTGGTGGTTGGGATCAAAGTTGCCTTTGAAATATGACACAGAAGCTCTCGCAATAACATCCAGTGGTGGTTGCCCGATTGTTCCAAAATGGTATCTTAATTCTGGTGTCAATTTAATTCGCAACGCCAATCCCATCGGTATTACTTCCATTTATAGTCATTTGGATGTTCTTAATTGGTGGTTATATTCAGATTTAGAGTTAAAATATGATGAGGATGCTATTTTATTTGCATCAATTTATGGTTGTCTTGATGTTCTGGATTGGTGGAAAAATTCGAGATTGGTAATGAAATATGACGTACAATCTTGTCTCAAATTTGCATCCCTATATGGTCGAGTTGATGTACTCGACTGGTGGCTAGATTCAAAAATCAAATTGGAATATGATACCGAACCCCTCAAATTGGCATCTATTTATGGTCAAATTAATGTGTTGAACTGGTGGCTGAATTCTAGGTTGCCATTGAAATATGATACAACACCACTATATCATGCATCTTTACATGATAAATTTGATGTATTGAATTGGTGGCGAAATTCTAATTTGGAAATGGTCATAGATTGGTATTTTCTTACGTACATACCAAATAAATGTTCGCAAGAAGTCATAAATTGGTGGATGGAAGTGCTTGTTGATTGAATTAATTAGTCTGAATACATTTTAGAATATACCAGTATAGTAATAAATTTCTACTGATATATTAAATGGTTTCATGTTGTTGCTGCAACAAATGTGCATGCTCGAATTCAAATTCTTGTCTGAATTCGAATAGTTGTACTAATTGTCAGACAAACCAAATAGTTCCATTAAGTTGGGTCGGCTATTGTCCACCTGCCAATGCGAATTATAATACATATCCAACGTGTCAAAACAGCCAATGCCAAGCTATTCAAAATCAACTGAACGCATGTCAAACCAAACCAAATCCGTGCCAAGCATCATGCCCCACTAATGTGGCATGCCAAAATTATTTAGCAGGATTTAATAGTCCATGTGCTCCAAGTTTGAGTCAAACCGTTTTAAATAGTCAGTGTGAACCTCTTTGCCCTAATACAATCTATGTTACAAGGGCTCCCAGTAGAGATATTCCACCAGGCGGTGGTCCAATACCTGCCAATTCTGGATCGGTACCACCGCATACAGTTTATGTGATAACGGATTATAATTTACCTCCATTATCAGCAGGTGGTGATATTAAGTTGCATAATGAAACTGGCCGCTTCATCATACCCAGAAGTGGTACTTATTTTGTGTCGGGCACGATTTGTTTTACAAGCAATGTCACATCCACAATTTACATATATAAAGTCAATATAGGTACCGGTTTGATTGAACAAGTCGCTTGTAGTCGACGACCCATCAATATTAGTACTAAACAAGCCACAGATGGATTTTTTGTTTTGGTCGCACCTGGGGTACCACCATATGGACAAGTTTGTAATACAGCCTCTGCCAATGTATTTCTTAACGAAGGAGATCAAATTTTCTTTGCAATTACTCAAATGTCAGGAGAAGTCGCAATCACTGCCAACACCCGTTTCATTATTGAAAGGTTATGTACTTCGTGCTAAAAATAATTGTAACATCTGATCATTTCAAATCAATAACATAATAAAAATATATTCACGCGATGTAATTATGAAATATGAAAACATATATTATGGGCAACAAAAAATATTATTTGGGAGATGAGATAATGCAAAAGACCGAATTGAATTATTTTTCAAACAACTGGGAGAAAATATAGGAAGATTATGATTACAATTATTATGATGGTGGCCATTATCAAAAATACTTAAAATATAAACAAAAATATTTACAACTGAGACTAAAATTGATATTTTAATATATGCTAATAAATTCTAAAGCACAATCTTATGGAATATCAATTAATTAATTAACATTCCGCAAGATTTAACTGATACACCATTAGTTATTGATTAATTATTGCCCAATCAATTTCCGTACTTTTTCCAAATAAATTGTATGGACCAAATGGTCACAATATTTATGGGTAGACTCGTACTGTCGTACTCTGATTGACTTTTTATTTAGGTAAACCCATTCAAAAAATTTATATCGTCGATGTCGAAATATGGTTGTCCCAATTTCCTTCGTCCAGGGACAACCATTAGCCAATAACCATTGCAGAATATTCATGTGGCCACCTGCAACCGCTCGTTGGGCAATTTTGGAATGCCAATGTAATCCATTTTGTTGGGCCCAAACCAAAATAGACAAATGACCATGTTTGGCTGCGGCTGCCAAAACTTGATATGTATAAGGACAACCTTGGTCCATGGCCCATTTGATAACATCCAAATGACCACCCCGCGCCGCCGAAATCAAAGCGGCTACCGACCATGGACAATTATTTTGTCTGGCCCACTCTAACATGGACAAATCACCATGCAAAGCAATTGCAGCACAAGTAGATGTTCCAACCGAACAACCTTGAGTAATAGCCCATTGCAAGACATGCCAATGACGATTTTTAGCGGCTTTGTAAGTGGTTAGCTTACCCCAGCAACAGCCAATTTCTCTAAAATAACGAAGCATTTCCAAATTTCCATATGAGGCTGCTTTATCACATAAACAAGTTTTCAAAAAATGCTGACGTGGTCTAAAGTATTTACTTTTCAACATTTTTACCAAGTGTGAATGAAAATCTTTACGAATAATATCCATGCGACCCTCCTTGATGGCCATTAAACAATATTTTACCACAAATGAATAAAAATTTTCACTTAATTTTTTGTCTGTATCTAAATTTGGATAAGTTTTTAACCAATATGGTAATAATAATGTCGCTATTTTGAATTTATTTTTCTTCGGGAAAGGACCATGTTCCCGAAAATGAATTTTAATTGGGAAATTGTCACGCAAAAGTAATTTCAAATAATTTACGTAACCATAACCTATGATGAATTCATAGATTTCCTTGTCAATAGAATATCCTAGTTTACAACATAATAAATAAATTTCTATAAAATTTTGTTCTTCACTAATAGTTCTATGGTGACCATATATCCAACAAATATTTAAATTGAATTTGTGAGGTTCATTTGATTTGAAACCACGATCAAGCAACCACTGAAACATAATAAAATTACCAGATTTTGCGGCACACTTTAATACATCTGATTGATTATAAACAGCGCCTTCAATCAGTGGACTATTTTCAATAGCCCACTTCAAAATTTCAAAACGACCATTTTCCGCAGCATATCTAAAAACAGCATTATTCCACGGACAGTTCCGATTAAGAGCCCATTGTAAAATTTCCAAATGATTATGGGTTGTAGCTGTAACATAAATTTCAGCATTCAAAAAAAAACCCTGTGACCATAACCATTCACATAATTCCACTGATCCACTTTTGGCAGCCCATACTAACACTGTATCTCGTTCTCCAAATATATAACCTTTTTTCAGTAACCATTTGGACATTTCAAAATGTCCATGACCGATGGCACAACCGATAGTGTAAGTACAACATAGTTCTCCTTGTGATATTAACCATTTGAGAGTATCAAATTGGCCACATTCGGCAGCACATGCACAAATATGATGATACATACCAATTGATTTTTCGTAAAATAATTTCAAAATAACTGTCATACCATTTCTGGCTGCATATTTCGTCAATACTCTTTCATAATCAATATCACCATAACATAAATTATTTTCAATACCCCATTTCATAATATGTTCATGACCATATTTGGCCGCTGCCAATAAAAATTTTCTATCAAAAAGACAATTCGATTTATAAGCCCATTTGATAATATCCAAATGACCATTTGAGGCTGCAGCATTAAATATTTTCTTGTCAAAATAATATCCTTGATATTTGGCCCATTGCAACAATTGCAAATGACCATTTTTGGCCAAATAAATGCAATACTTGGGAGAAGCTTTGATGGGTTTCGCCAGCGATGCCAATATCCAGCAAAAATACTTTGATGTCAAACTCCATGGATAAAAATCCAAATCGTGACCGAAACTGGTTATTTGTATGATAGTTTCAATGGGTAACACAGCTAATGTACCCGCCGATTCTGGATCAAAATTTGCCATTAAAATGCTAATGTTCAGCGGACATAATTTTTAAATTGTTTAAGATTCATAATATCAATTTTTTTCAAAAAATTGATATTTGAACAGTTTATTCATTCATTTTCATCAAAAAAAATCATCATCATATGGCAAAATGTCTACTGCCGAAGAAACAGTAGTACCTGTTATTAGTAATCGTGATATCAAACATTTTTTCGATAAACAATTATTGACAGATGTCACAATCGTTTTCAAAGATAAGAATGGCAAATCTAGTTCGGTGACAGCCCATAAACTAATTTTGGCCAAGTTTAATTTTTTTGAAAAATTGTTTACGACGGAACCCCATAAAAATATACATGAAGTCATCATGCCAAATGCTCATGTGGCATATGATATTATTTTGAGATTGTATGGCCAAGATTTTGACATGACCAAAAAATCTGCGCGGTGGTTAGTAGATGCTATTCGATGCTATGATTTTTTGGGAACAGAAATGAATATCACTGTAGTTCGTCGTCTGGCCTTAGAAAGTACCAAACAACTATTTATCGATCTTGATTATAGCGAAATTGATGTTGAATCATTTATGGAAGTGACTAGCATCCTGAATTATCATAATGATACTATCGAAATTATTGGCAAATATTTTTCCCAAGAACACCATTTGCGTTCATATTCTCGCGAAATGTTACAAATTTTAATAAAACATAACCAAACTTATTGGCTAGGCTACTTGAACAATGGTGTTCCGGTTATCATGGGATACAACACGAATTATCGAGAAATTTCATTCATAAAGCACGCCAAATTTATGCAATTTTCGCCAAATGGTCATTTTTGTACTTTCGTCACACCTGATACCTTACATGTGATAAAATTGGTTACAATTAAAACTATAGAACTAATATGGACCCGAAATGTTGATACTAGCAATATCAAATATCTTCAATTCAATCCAGATAGCCGTGGGTTCATTTGTGTTAACGTGAATGTAATTTCGAATACTATTAACACCGTCCAATATGATTTGTATTCAGATATCGTTGTGCATAGTGATTCAACTATAATAAATTTTGAATATGATGATTCAACTATAAATTTGGATAAAGATAATGTTTTTATTGATATGACATCAGATGCACGAAAATTAATTGTGACATACAAATTCACAGAACATGGGTTCGAATCATTATATAAATCTGTAATGTTTAGTCTCGACGGTGGTAAAATAATTGACAGATCACATGTGTTTCATGGCATGGGGGGATTTTGTTCGGATGGTATTGTTGTTTGTCATCTGGGGAGCTTGGTTTTGTGGGATTTTCAAATGTGTAAATACAAAATCATAGCCTATCATTTTACTGTTAGTAAATTCGTTAGTTCAGGTAATTATATTTTATACGCGCATCAAAGTCGGTCTTACGTTTTATATGACATATCTCGAGACAAACAAATCATTTTTTCTGACAAAGATTATCATTACTGGGGAATGTATGTCGACCAAGACAAAGTTATCATGATAAGCGATAATAAATACATTCAGAATTATATCATTTACTCAACCGAGGGAGAATTATTGGATTATTATAGTGCATCTCCTGGATTTGCCAAACAATGTTCCAACTTGGTAGCCACTACTTGGGGTGACAATTTCCTGGCACATCATGTCAGATTAATATTGTCAGAAATGCCAGATGACGAATAAATGTGATTCAACATAATTTTCATTCGAATTGGCCAATCCGAATGAAAATTATGCCAAATCAAAGTGCAAAGAATCCATTCTCAGCATAATCTAAACTGGTGCGGTTATTAGCGATAAATCTATTTTCCTCCCCATCATAACTCGGATCCAAATACAAAAAAGTCACTATGCTTTGCACTATGACCAGCACACATAAAATCCAACCATAAATGATATGAATAGCATCCATTTTGGCACAATCCGAATTGGCATCAAATAAAACAAACAAACCACAAATTCCACAAAGTATGCCATACAAAATAATGATACCATACAATATGTAAAACACAATTCCCACAAAATGAGACAATCTAGTTTTGGCAAACAAATAAACCAAAATTATTAGATTCAATATAACGATGATTACTTCACATATACCTAAATATAATGATAATGATGCTGGCTGAATATCCACATTGATAAAAACCTCACAGTCTATATTCATTAATTGGCTTAAAGTAATGGATGTGAGGGAAAGTGGGAACAATAAGAAACTATGACATATGATTAAAATGATGACGGTAAATTGGTCACAATCCGACATGTCGTACTAATTGGAAATATATTGGATAGATTCAAAGTAATTATCTTAGCATTTGTCCATGTCATTTTTTTTGAAAAAAATGAAAAAAATAAACACCAAACTATTATAAATTTATTTGGGCGAATTAACATCGATCATCGAAATGGAAAAATTTGGTTCCAAACTAATGAACGCCTCTTTGTTAAGTCCGAAGATAATGTCAGATTTAAACTAGTTAGCGTTAACTGGGAAAAAATTAAGTTGAATTTGAATTCGGTTTTTGGTTTATTGTCCAAAATGCGCATTGGATTTATATTATCAGGCGAAACAACATCGTGACCAATGACAGTATTAGACCTGAGGAATACTATCAAACAAATTAATATGTGATAAATGCTTGGATGAACTGGTGCATGATGATATTTTATTGGAATATGAATTCCCTCCTGTTGAGATCAAATCAGTTATCGTGAGTAACGATTTAGAGTTTTTGAACCGTTCTGGAGATAATTATAGAGTTATTGGTGAGATTATCAAATGCATTTGACAAATGCATTTGATAATTATGTACAGTGAATAATTTTACTTGGGCTTAAAACAAGCACAACTCTTCAACTCATGCGACCATCCTCTACCCAGACACTTGTCCTTGCAGTTGACGCATCTGGTGGCACAGGCAAATGGGTATTTGGCCTCGTGTGTATGACAAATCTCACACATTTTTGTTTTCTTAATAAGGATGTAACCCATACTTGTCTCGTAGTTGACGCATCTGGTGGCACAGGCCAATGGGTATTTGGCCTCGTGTGTATGACAAATCTCACACATCTTTGCTTCCTTAATAAGGATGTAACCCATAGTTCTCTCGCAGTTATCGCATGTTGGTAGAAATGGTCCCAACGTCCCATCACAAACTTGACGACACTCGCGACATACAAACTTGCATTTCTGACGTCCTGAGGCTGCCATGATTATTGTCCTAAATTCAGTTCTAAAAATTGGTTATCTAATCTAGACCAATTCTTATGAAAATTGCTAGAACTCGGATTTTCAATTTTTTTGTAAATATTACAAAAAAAATTGAAAATATATCAGCGCTATTATGAAGATAGATAATTTAAATAGCTATCGGATTCAGCGGTTTATCATTCAATGAGTAGTTGTGTCAACGTCCGCTATTTCATCTTCAGTTTTGGTATCAATCACATTTTTTACGTTGTGAACGTTGCGATATGGTTAATATATCAAGAGATAGTGGTGATCCTGGTCGTGGTAGCATGGATGGAGTATAATCGATTGTCGGTATTCGTATAACTTCTTGCTTGGGCTTTGTTAATCATTTGGCTGTGAATTTGGTTTTGTGTACTGTCTTGCAACCATACCTACTCAAAAAATTTAACCAAAATTTAGTTGAAGGTGATGTGACTTATGCCCTAAATCAAATTTTGTGTTATGTTCTTTTGGGTATTGTTATAAGTTATCAAAAGTCTTTCAAATTGGAGCCTATGGCACGCAGATTCAGAATCTCAGCCCATAGTTATTTGGAAAAAATCATTAACCAAAAAATATTGTTGCTTAATTTCAACCAAATTAGATCGATCCATAAACAAGATTTGAACCGAATTAAAAATGATATGATTTGCCCCATGTTATATTTTATAATGATTATTGTTAAAGATAGTATCAATTTGTTGCCTTTCATTGGTTATTTTGTGTTGTTATTTATGATGTCACCTTTGAGCGGAATACTATATGTAATTAGTATGTTGGTTGTCATTTATTTTGTCATAATAGAAGACAAACCACGTGACATATACAACAAATTATGGGACAAGTATAATTTTTTGGTGAGTAATTCGTTTTATGATATTATTCATGGTCGTGGCGAAATTAATTGTAAATCTATAGAAAAAATAGTGAGCGAAATAGAGCAGGCCAGAGAAAATGGAACTATTGAACATTCGAAATATTTTGGGAAAATGGAAATGGTCTTCCACATTATTTTTGCAATAAATATTTTAATTTTCACCAATGATCATGTTGACATTTCTGATGTGCTCATCTTTTTTCCATTATAATCATCACATTCGTGGGCACATTCATTTTTTTAGTAATTTGTATTTACAATATATTGAATGCCAAAAACATTACTCTAAATTAAGTAATGCATTATTTCATTTGCCCGAACGAGTTCATACCAAACAGACATTGACATTAAAAAATATTCAACTGAAAGAATTGACTTATACGTATCCTGACAAAAAATTCGGTATCCAATTAATGAATCCACTTGATTTCAAACCAGGCCAAATCATTTTGTTGGCTGGTGATTCGGGCCATGGCAAGTCCACTTTTACCGATGTGATTTGTGGTGTTATACCACAGTCAGAATATAATCATGTAGTTTACCTTGATACTGAACGTGCAACCAATGCATTTGACCAATTGTTGTCCGCCAGAATATATGTCGAACAATTTGAAAACATTCACTGGAAATCTAGTGTCTATGAAATAGTAACAGCACAAGTATCCACAACCAATATTTCTATTTCAATCGAGCGAATGGTCTGGCAAGCTCTTAAATTAGCCTGTTGTGAGGATTTTTTAACATTGTATCCACATGACCATGAATCCAATCTGAAATGGATTCACATACCCAATATAAATCCAAGTGGCGGGCAAAAAGGTCGAATTGCCATCGCCCGTTCCATTTATCATGTCATCAAAAAACAACCAAAAATTTTGGTTTTGGATGAAATTGATAAACAAATCCAGGCCAAACAGGCTGTGAAAATTATGATGAAAATTTTTGACTTGTGCCAACAAAACCATATTCTATGTTTGGTTATTGCCCACAGTACGGAAGTCCAAAACTTGAATTATGATCAGACCATTAGTTTTAACCACGGACAAATATCATTGGTTTGATAAATAAAACATTTGGTCAAACTAAAAAATTGAAATTTTTATGGATTGAAATGTTCATAATTTTAGTTTTTAGATTACTTAACTAAATTATTGATTCGTTTGATTTGACTAATTCCAATATGGAACTGATTGGCTACGAAGTATTGGCACTGACTAGTAATCCAACCAAAACCATCATCAGAGCCTTTTCTTCTGGGACTGCTGAAAACAGATACCAAGAGACCTATGATTTGGTAGCGAGTGATTTGTCAGCCAAACAAAAAGGAGAGGCCATTTCTTATGAAAATGACAAATGGTTTGTCGCTAGCATCGTCATTATCAAAAACACAGGTCCTCTCATTTTTGAGGGTCTGTAGATATTTGTAAATATTGGTGCTTAAAAAATCGATCATCAACAGAAAAATTGCAATATTTTTCTTTTGATGTTAACACAATAGTTTATGTGATTATGTCAAAACTTATTGACTATATGTTAATCATAAGTGATAAAGCATTGTATAGTGAAACTTTTTTATATGTTCGCCCAGTTCGGTATCTTGACACATGATTAACCTAAGATTTTTCATTTGGACAAAATCATTTTGTCCAAAATAGAATATTTCAAAAAAAATGTTCGAGTTTGAATTGTGCAAAACTGATAGTGTTTGTTGAAAAATGAATCATAATAAATGAATCTCATATGACTATCATGCGAGGTTCATTTGTTATACTAAAAAATTGACCCGAATAAATTCTAGTTTAAATGTTATCAAACTTTTGGTGGAACGGGGTTTTAATATGCGGGACCACGGAGCTGAACTATTGATCAAAATTATTTATAGTGGCAATTATGAAATGGAAACCATTAAATTTCTAGTCCAGAAAGGTGCTAATGTTCGCCATCACAATGATATCGCACTTCGATTGGCCATGTTGTATGGACATGATGCTTTAGTCAAATTTTTGATACAATATGGTGCCAGAGCCAAATCAATAAAAATGACCATGAATTAATTCATAAAAATTAATAATTAATTTTCTTAAAACTTATGATTGTGATATCAAATAATATCACAATCATAAATCAATCATGAGTGATCACGTTATATCAATTGATATTGATAAATTATATTGATTACAGCAACAAGAAATTCTACCGGATACCAAATTAGTTCTGACTGATGACACTAATTATTGTCTAGAGATGGCCGGTCATAAATTATACCGAAAATTCTTTGCAACAAATCGAAGTCATGAATTATAATATATTTCAAATCAGAATCACCAATGCTTATGACTTGAATGGTTGCCAGAACTGAATATTATTGTGGTCTTGACTCATGTAACGAAATGATTCGTTCAAATTTATTAGAACTGGAATCATAAATATTTTGAACAAATGGCATTGAATCAAGATTGATTTTTACAATACATAACGTTGCCCATTCAAGCTATTTTATTAGCGCGCATACGTTGTATTTCCTTATTCATTTCGATAAGATTTTCCAAGATTTTCATTTTTCGATGTATTTTATCAGATGCCTTTTTAGTTGCGTGTGAATGTGCTATTGTTACAGGAATTAATTTATATATTGGTGTATCTGCTGAATATTTTCCGGTACAAGTTTTCAAATGTGCGCGCACACAACGTGTACATATAAAACGTCGACAACCTTTTTTACACAAAAAATGGAGGTTCGGCATCAGTTCCATAACCTTTAAGACTATGTAAATGGTATACACATCCAATTTGCACGGCACATGGTATTAATTATAATGATTTATATTTTAGATATGACCAACGTATCGAGAAAAAATAAAGTTTTGATTTTTCAATATTTTTGGGACAACCCAAAAATATTGAAAAATCAAAAATCAAAAATTATTATTGATGATTCTCATTATGAATTGGTTACTTTCAATGCTAACATGCTTTTGATACTCTGTCGATTCATATTTGATCATAACAATTTTTATTTTTAATTGATAAATAAAAACACTGGCGGAAACACTAAATTACCATTGTTTTTTCGGTATGTTTATTGAATGGTTAGCGAGATTTTGCATTATTCAGAATGTATCATTACTAAAAACCATTAGATATCGTAGTCCTATCTGTAATGACATCAACACCAGATTTTTTCAGTTCCATAATTTTTTCTTCTGGGAAAGAATAACTGAAATAATTATCACTATAAATCTTCGTCCCTTTCAAACAAATAACTTTGCAACGGGAAAGACAATTGACCAAATTAAGTGACACAGTGGATTCTGCTAAATTGACATACTCAGCTGTGCATTTTTTAAACCATTCTTCTCGTTTTTCAGTGAAAGAAATCTTGTTATATGAAATATCAATATACAAACATTGAGGATTCATACGCACTAAAAAGTCAATGCGATTATCCAACAAATAACATCCCTCAAATTTGGTAATGTCAATTATGTGAAATTTTTTTTCAAAGAAATCAATTTTCTCCAGTCTTTCATAGGAGATATTATAATAAGAATCATAATAATAAGAATCATAACCATCGAAACCACATTTTCCATATCTTTTGTGTTTCTCGGGAGAACCCAAATATCTCATGAAGTATTTTCCCCTACGGAAACCATCATTGTCGAACAAATCCATGTGTTTCGCTTTAATTTTGACGATAGGGTTTCTAGACCACATCTTAATAAAATAATCGATGTCGGTCATATTTTGTCTCATGTTCATGGAAAAAATATTGATGGTGATATCCATTGGAGTGATATATCTGTCAATTAAATCTTTATGGAATTTCGAGAGCTGGCGTAATGTGAATACGAAATGAGGAACATCAGTCTTTATAATTTTTTTGCAAATGAGACGAAATAATTCTGGACTATATCCAATTGCATATCTAATCTCTGTATCTATTTCACTTGCTTCAAATCTGGATTCCATGTAATCTAATTTGACTAAGAATATTTCTCAATAAAATTATCCGAGCATTCAAACAATTAAAAAATCAATTTTTGGTGATAATCTCCCTAAATATATGTTGACTGATACATATTTACGACTATGGTTTTAATGTTGTTTGGCGAATTCAGCTTTCAAAGTCCTGATTTCTTTCTCATTTTGCTAGATTTGCTCAGCACGTAAAAAGCTATCCACTTTGCGTTCTTCTGGATTAATTTTATCATCAACATCTGACATTTGACTCACGAGATCTTGGATGTGCCAATGCATCTCGTAAATTATCAATCTCGTGATCGATTCTGCTCCAGAACTTCAAGTTCTTCGCTCGCCAGAAAAACTTCGAGATACTTAATTTCGCGTTGAAGTTGTTCGATAGTTTTAGAAGATATTAGAAGATATGGATATGATTGAATTGGGTTTATTTATTTGTTATAATGATTTTTTCGGAATAAATGTTGATATGTCTTTGGTAAAATGTTTGGTTTCGGTAAATCTTTGAAACAGTTGGATTTTCATCAAAAAATTGAAAGATATATTGATTAATAATTTAATTATTGGTACGAGGACATGATAACAAATAATGAATAATCACATAAAAATAATAACTGACTATTTGGCCAAACATGGACATACTTATCAAAATGATTTGGATGAAGATTCGGTCAAAATAATTTATGATTTATATCAAAATGGTCTCTGTGAAGAATTAATCAATTGCCCGGTTGCCGTTTATAGATACGTGGGTATTTATTATCTGATTAACAAAAATGATGATGCTCTGCTAAAATATTTGATAAATGCAGCAGACATGGGGGACACCGAAGCTATGTATTTGTTGGGATATTTTTATGAAAAAAATAAAAATTATAACAAGATGTTACAGTATTATCAGTTGGCTGTTGACAATGGTGATACTAAGGCTTATTCTCAGGTGGAACAATTTGTCGAAAATGAACCAGACATTGTGTTAGAATTGATGGTCAAGTTAAAAAAACAAAATATGGATTACAAAAAAAAATTATCCAAACTCAAAAAGGAAATGGGCATATCCGAAGAACCTAATGAATCTATTGAATCTGGTGAATCTAAGGAATTCGGTGAATCGATTGAAACCGAGACAATTTAGCTTGGAAATTTTAGTTGCCTAAAATTTCCAAGCCAATCATGCTCAAATAACTATTTTCAAAAAATTGAAAACAACTTTAATTATATAAAATTATTATATTCCCGATTATCCACAAACTATCACAATATGGGCGAGCAACTTTATCAAAAATTATTTATCCAAACATCATTTTACATACATGCATGATTTGGATGAGTCATCTGTGGGCATTATTTATGACTTGTATCATAACAATAAATTTGAGGGAAATTCAGACTATTCCGCCGTGGTGTTAAATTATTTGGGTATTTATTTTAAGATCAACGGCAATGAGGAATTAATGCTCAAATATTATCAACTAGCCACGGAAAAAGGAAACATTCATGCAGTATCTAATTTAGCACATTTCTATCGCAAACAAAAAAATATGATATGGCAGTGAAATATTATTGCATAGCTGCGAACCAAGAAAATGTCCAAGCCATGTATCACTTAGGATGTTACTATCATAAACTACAAGACAATGATCTGATGCTCAAATATTATTTAATGGCTGCTGAAAAAGGACATAGCTATTCCATGTATTATTTAGGACTTCATTACAAACAACAAGGTGATAAGGAAAACATGATCAAATATTTTCAAATGGCCACGGACAAAGGCCATAATAAGGCCATGCACCGTCTGGGAAATTATTACAGGAAACAAAAAAATTATGATTCTATGATGAAATTATATTTGGCAGCCATCGGAAAAGGTAATATTAATGCTGTTTATTCATTAGGTTGTTATTATTATTTGATACAAGATGATGTATCCATGTTCAAATATTTGGGAATGGCCGTTGATAAACAAAATGTGAAAGCCATGTATCGTTTGGGCAAATATTATCAAGAAAAAAAAGATTATCCATCAATGTTAAAATATTATGAAATGGCAACAGAAAAGAGAAATAATTATGCCATGTACCAATTGGGACGTTTTTATCAAGACCAAAAAAATTACGAATTAATGTCAAAATATTATTTGATGGCCATCGATAGAGGAAACAGTTATGCCATGTATGAATTGGGTTATCATTATCATAAAGAAAAAGATTATACTCTGATGTCAAAATATTATCTGATGGCCATTGAAAAAGGAAATGCTCCAGCCATGAACAATTTGGCGTGCTATTATAAATCTATTAAAAATTATGACTTGATGCTTAAATATTATTTGATGGGCATTGAAAAGGGAGAAACCAAAGTCATGTGTAATTTGGGCACATATTATGAGGAACAAGGAAATTTTGATTTGATGATCAAATATTATATTATGGCTTTGGAACAAGGTCAAAATATTGGTGCACAATTATTAGAGAGATTTACGGAAAAATATCCCGCAGAAGCCGCAAAATTAATCATTATATTGCACCAAGAAAATCAACTACTATCAGAATGTACAAAACAAAAAAATTGATTATTTGATGGCTAAATTAGTTTAAATTAATTTAACCATTAATATAACTTCGATCAATAAGTGCGTACGTACCAATATATTAATATAGCAACAACCAACATGGGAGATCCCGTTGCCAGCTCCAATATTTTTTGCATTTTACCCATAGAAATGCATGACTACATCTCACAATTTTTGGATTTAAAGTCTTTATCAAATCTCATTCGTGTGAATAAACAAACGTATAACATTGTGAGTGGAACAATATTGCATCGAGAACTAATAAAATGCCAGGACATGGTTGTTCGTGACAAAAATAAGAAACTGAGCCCGATCCAAATTATTTTTCGCAAAGCTTGTCGGTCTGATTGCCTTTATTTGGTCCAACATATTGAGCATATACACATCAAGGAAATATCTCAGACTATACCAAATAATTTTAGAACTGCATGTGCGACTGGCTCCATGAAAGTAATTCGTTATTTCTTGAATCAGTATCCCGATCTCAAGAAAACGGATGGTATTTGCTACGCTTGTATTGCTGATCGAATCGAAATTGTGAAATTTTTGGTGGCGAACGAGGTTAATTTTCATATGATAAATGAGAAAGCCTTGATATCAGCTTGTTGTTTTGGTAGTTTGAAGATTGTGGAGTTTTTGGTCGAAATTGGCGCCAATATTCATATTGACAACGAAAAACCATTATATGCAGCTGGTAAAAATAATCATCCAGCGATTGTCAAATTTTTGGTTGAAAAAGGAGCCAACTTGCACATTGTAGTGGACACAATCATATTAGATTCATGTGTGAAGGGGTTTCTTCAAATGATAAAATGTTTGGCAGAATTGGGTGTCAATCTTCGCGATTTATGTGCTGCTGATTTTCACCCGCCATTTGTGATAGCATGTCACTACGGTCATTTGGATGTGGTTTTGTTTTTAATTGAACAAGGTATTAATGTCAACATGAATGATGGAAAGGCCATACAACAGGCTTGTATCTCTGGACATAAAAAAATTGTCCAAATATTAATGGAACATGGAGCCAATTTTCGTTCTCCCCAACTTTTGGTTAAGGCTTGTGAATATGGTCAAATAGATATCCTCAAATTATTAGTTGAACAGGGTGCGGACTTGGATGCGTGTGATGATTACAACATGGACTTAATTCGGATGACTTTTAATAAAAACATCAATCATGAAAATCATTATCAAATAATACAGTATCTTTTGTCCAAAGGATTAGAATTGGATGAAACACATGATCGTTTTTTGTATTGGGCTTGTAAAAAAGGTGATTTTGAACTGGCCAAATTATTTTTAGAACATGGGGCCAATCCAAATTATCTCAAAAGGCATTTCAATTCAACGAATCTCAAATGTTCAAAACGACACACAAATAATTTTTGCAAAGGAATATATTGCCTCGAAATTGCCACCATAAACAATCATCTCAACATTGTGCAATTATTAATTAAATATGGTGCCAATTTTCGCCATCCAAAATATATTGAAACACTGATGCGTGAAGGTTCGTGGGAAATTATCGAATGGATCATAAACGTAACATCAAAATGCCTCGATTTTAGAATAAAACAATCGAAGAAATATTTTATTCGCAACGTTTGAATGTTCTGTTGCTTTTGGCCAAACATCATGTGCCTTTGATCAGAAAATGTCTTGGAGTCGATTTTTTGGCGAAAATTTGTTCAAGTGAAGAGTGTGACATGAAATTTATCAAATTTTTGGTCGAAATAGATACAAATAATTTTTTTGACAAAAATTTAGCCATTGAACGCGCCATAGTGGAGGGCCGTTATGATGTGGCCGAGTTTTTGTTGTGCCATTTTGTTGTGCCAATAAAAATTGAATTATGATTTGGTTGTGAAATGTTATTAATAATACGTTATTATTTACCATTTCACTACAAAAAATATATTATCTTAAATCATGCAACGACATTTATTTAAAATAGTTGCCCTACTCCTTATGATTTTTATCATGGTCATAATATGCCAAGCTAACAATAATATTTCAGTAACAACCACTGGAACACATATCAATGATTCTTCCTGTGATGATGACCATGACAATGACTATGACAATGTAATAATCGGGCTAACTATTGTTATTGTTTTTAGTGTGGTTATTACCATAGCTCTATTGGCGGCATGTCGAAAATGTGTTTGTTGTAGCGAAATTAACGACACACCTATTGTTGCTACAACCACAAGTCCTCTTATTGTTTGATACTCATTAGTATAATGAATATCAAGCAGGCTTTTACTATTTAAAGGAATGCAAATTATTATCAAATAGTTAATGCTAAAAACAACTGGAACTATTATCAAAGAAATCGAAAAAAATAATAATACTTGGTTGTATGATATCAGAGCATCTGACGGAAACATAAACAGATACATCTCGTTTGGCAAGCAATTTTTGATGCATTACAAAATTACCGTGACTTATGTGTTGAAAAAGTCGAAACCACCTTGCGCTGGTTCCAAAGTAATAAACAAGATCCAATATCATGATCATATCAAAAATGTTGATGACATTAAAAATTTTTTGCGCCAGAAACTAAACATAACGCCAAATGGAATAAATAAACTACTTAACGAGTTTGGAAAAGATACCATTAGTGTACTGACTTTAGATTTTGATAAAATACGATCTATTAACTTGGCCGCTAAAGATAGAGGTCAACTGGAATTTTTCCATGCCAACGATACTCATAGTCAGTACCAAAAAATTTTCACGGAAATGGACGTTGAATATAAAAAAAATATCATGACGCCATATACATACATTATGGGTTGGACATAGAAAAAATAAGAGATAATCCATATTATTTGTATTTGTTGTGTAAATTACCATTTGCCACAGTAAATCAAATAGTTCATGTCTTGAATAAAGAAACTAATCTTGAATGGATACAATGTATTGTCAAACACATTTATAAAAAATCAAACAATGTGGGTAAACAATATTTGTCCAAACCAGAACTGACTGATTTTTGTTCCAAAGAAGGAATTAATGTTGACCTATCATTAATATTACCATTATTGTTTTCTATCACAGTGGACAAAATAAAATATTACACAACATACAAAATACATGACATGGAAATATATATTGAAAATTTTTGTAGCAACACGAAAGCAACTTCGTCCAGGTGTGAAATCCATGACATGGACAAACTAAAACAACATTTTTTGTTCTCAACCATGCTAACATCAGAACAACTTAATGCCATTGCTATGATCATGAATAATAATATCAGTATCATCACAGGATCACCTGGCACAGGAAAATCATATGTCATATCATATGCTTGTAAAAAATTAATAAAAAAAAGTCAATGCATCATTCTTGCACCAACTAGAACTGCCGTGGAAAAATTAAGATACGAAATTAAGAAGCAAGCCAAAAATGCGCCAATCGTGAGTTCTGTTGATTGTAAAACCATAGACTCTTATTTATATTGCAAAAAGAAGGATGTAACTAATATCGACATACAACATGACACCATAAAAATGCCAAGCTATAACATTTTTCATGATCGCCAAAAACTAAACATAATCATAGATGAAATGAGTATGGTTTCCGTAAGAAAATTTTACAAGTTACTCAAACAACTGGAAAGAGAACAGTATGATATAAAATTAATATTGAGTGGTGATAAAAATCAGTTGCCAAGTATTCAGGGTGGTAATTTATTTGGTGATCTGATTGAATATGGCAAAATTCCCATAACTGAATTAACCGTACCGCATCGAACCAAAATCAAAACCATATTAGAAAATGCTATGTTTGCGCTAAATGGCCAAGATATTGTCCCAGACAATGATGCTGTTATATTCATTGAATCTGAGAAAGAAATGATACAAAATAATTTAATTGGCATAATTAAAAAATATAATTTGAAACCAAATAATACATGTGTGTTAATTCCCCAACGAAAAAAAGGAATTTGTACCAACGAATATAACGTGATTCTGCAAAAATTTTATAACCAAAATGGTGCAGAATTATGTCAAAATAATAATTTCACTTTCCGTATTAAGGACAAACTTATCAATCGCAATAATGATAAAGAAAAAGGAGTTTTTAACGGCTCTATTTTAACCGCCCACAAATATATGTATGACATAGTCACACTTAATGAAGACAAATCAGTGGCACACATCCAAAGAATTATCAACAATAAAATAAGAAAAAAGTGCACTGTCAAGAATCATCTATGCGACAAAGTTAACGAAGCCGTGCCAGATAATGACCAAACTATCGAACAAATAAAAAAGACCACCAAACATTCATATATAATAGATGGCAATTACAATCATGAATTAATTTGTGAATATCACGAGGACGAAAACATTTTAAATAAAGGGTTACCCATTAAATATCCTGAGGAAGATATTAATAATTTGGAATTGGCATATGCTATAACCATTCATTCTGCTCAAGGAAAAGGTTATGACACGGTTATCATCATTGTACATTCATCCATGTATTATGGGTTATTGACGAGGAAAATTTTATATACAGCCATCACTAGATCCCGAAATAGATGCATCATTATAGGTGATAAAGAAGCACTTAATTATTGCAAAAAAATAGATCCCGAGAGAATCACAAATTTATATCGAAATCGATAATTTACGAAATATTGCATATATAAAGAATATCACCATTTTAATATAAAAAATGAATTCCGCATTATCCGAAAAATTATTAGATCAAAAACGAATTAGAATTCTGCAAGATCCACACAGAGCACAGCAAGCCATATGCATCATGCAAGTATCGCGGGTTCCGAACACAACGATGTCTAAACCTGATAAATTATTGAGGGTCGACACAACTAATGTCAAAAAGGTGATATCATTACTTGATTTATCAAATGATGATGTCTCCGATCAATATCAAGTCCCATTCGAAAAAATACGCGAAATCATTTTCAAATGTTGTGGTTCGGTTTGTAATCTAACTTGTGAATATTGTCAGAAACCAGTCACATCCACAAATCATTTTGCTAAGCACAAAATTGCAAATGACGAGATTGTGCTTTTGAAATTAATCACCACCAAATGTCATGACAGAGACACCAACCAAGAATTAATGTCAGTACAAGTAAATGATTTGTTAGCATTCGAAAAATATTGTTCGATTAATTTATATCCATTTGTAGATCACTATAAAACTTATTATCGATGTCCTGTCAATAAAATTCGAATGTTGTTAACCGATCATGTAGAAAGTGACCAATACGACCACATCGACGACCAATTTCGTGAATTAATGCGCGATGATCAATTGGTAGAATCTGATACCGTTTTAATAGATATATCTAACACGGAACAAAATGGTGGATCCACACATCTCACGTCTGAAGAATTTGGCAAACGAATTGTAACCACAAATGGTACCATGATTTTGCCCAACGGCATTTCCATCCAACCAAATGGAAAAATAGTGGAACCTCGCAAAACCATATATGACGATCACGTCAGTGAAAATAATAAGTTAAATCAGCGGAAATATAATATGGCTCCTTATAAATTTCTTCATGATATTTAATTCACACAAAAAAATAATGTGATAATTTCATAGGAAATTATATCAAAGCCATAAGGCAGAATGGAATTCGAATCACTTCAAACACAAAATAGTTGAACCATATCATCATATACTTCATAAAAAAATTGAAACCATAACTAATTGATTAATCCATAAAAATTATCATTTTGAACAGATACTTTCGGTAGAGTCACATTCATTCATAAATTTGTATTGCATCACATTTAACATGCCACGCGAGTTCCTCGCTGGATTCATTATTTTGGTTAACGGTGACACTTCCATGATCAGAATCTTTAATTCTAGAACAGTCACACATCCATATAAAAAAATGTGTGAACAAATCACAAATATTTTCCGATACAAAATGAAAGGAAAACCCATTTTTTTCGAAGGTCGATATTGGTACATCAGCAAAATTATCATTACTGAAAATACAGGTGATCATTATTTTTAATAACAAGCATTTAAAGATCATTGAATAAAAAATTGAAAATTTTTTAATTTATGTTCTCTGATGATCTCCATTTATTATTATTTATCATGATACTTGATTTGTCAATCTCAATGGACCCAAAGAAATTATATCGTTTATCCCAAGAAAAATTTTTGACCGATGTACAACTTATTTTGACTCACGAAGGTCAACCTTTAATGAGTGAAGATGGTCAACCCAAAATATTGTACTTACATAGAATCATATTATCCAGTATGGATTATTTCAAAAATATGTTTGATTTCGATTTAAAAAATGGCATTGACACTTCCAAACCAAAAACTTTGGAAGTGCCTGATGTTTATTTGGCGGAGGAGATTATTTTGTCCTGTTATAGGCAAAAAATCAAAATTCATTATCCCCTATGGTTATATTTTGTCAAAAAAATTTATTGTTTGGATTTTTTTAACAAAGATATTGATCCGGTTATGTTTCAAAATATAGTTGCTCCACCAGAAAATTTTGAAGATTTATTGGATTTGGCGGAACATTTTAATTATACAGATCATGTTATCAGGATGTTGGCCAAAAATATCCCGGCGAATTATGATTATTCCAAGTTGCCATGTGAGCTTTTGGAATTAATGATCAAATCCGATCTCGAATATCAGTTGTTTTTGGGAGCGCATCCCAAATGTACATACACTACTACCATATGGAATTATCGGGGATCAAATATTATCGGTGAAACTTCTGCAAGAATTTTTTCATTAGATGCCATGATTAAAAATATTGTATATCTTCAAAAATATTCTACTAACGTGGCCATTTGTCTTAATAAAATTATTTTTTTCACATATGATCCAGAATATTATCCAGGCACTTTGAAAGTCATGAATACGGTCAATATTTTCGGTACCATAACGGAATACTGTTTTTTTGAAGAAAAATATTTATGCATATGTTCTCATGTATGGACCAAAACAATCACAAAACTACATATCATATTGGTGGATTTATCTGAGAGAAAAATTATGGCTACCGCCGAAGAAAACTTGTATGATCACCTAACCTACAATTGTATGTATTTCATTGATCGTAACTCATTTGCTTTTGTTTATAATGATCATGTGAAAAATATTTGGTTCATTCGCGAACATGAAAAAAAACTTCATAATTATCTCTACCTAGATTGTACCGGACACTTATTGGGAATGAATGATTTCGCTCTCCACAAGGAATCCGAACGATCTGACATGACAAACTATGTCTTGTATCATATCGGGGGAGATACAGACATGAAGAAACGTATTTATGATGTTAGACTAGAGGGAAAAATTCTGGCTTTCGTTGTTTCGCACAACAGAAAATATCTCGCAATAGTAACGTTTACAACATCATTATGTTTGTATCTTTGGGACATGAACCAAAATGAACTTCTCATTAATGACCAATGGCATGATGATGCCAAGTTGTTAGAAAAGGGATTCGATAATGAAATTGAGCTTTCATTTGACATAGGATCTGAATATCTCATTTGTAGTGGTAATATAATGAAGCATAAGTGTAAAATTTATCACATTGAATCCAAAGAAATTTCGTTCTATGATAAATATTTTTTGGGTTTGGTCCCAAAATATCGTTGTGCTAATGCTGGCCAGATAAGAAAATATTTGGACAATTTGCATCAATGAAAAAATTGAAATATATATATATCTTAATTAATTAATCATATTAAAT